ATAATGTTAAAGTGGATCACAATTATATTATTGATACTTAACCTGCTGTTTACAGTAGCAACCAGGTACAATGATATGAAGCATATGGAAAAGAATTTAAACGAGATCATTATAAAGGTCGACGACATAAGTACGAGGGTCGCGACCATTGAAGGATATTTAAAAGGGAAGGAGTAGATATGGTTAAACCAGTGAAATTGACGCGTGAGGAATTGAAGGAATATTACGAGGATGAGTTGAAGAGAGTTACCAAGGCTGTCGGTGAAACGAATGACAAGCTGGGTAAGCTGCAGGTATCGGATGTGCTGATACTGAAAGATAATCTCAGGGAGAAAGAACTGAGATACGCTATCCATGTCGGTCATATGTATATCAGAAGACTTGAGGATAAGATTAAACAACTCAGTCGGAAGTGAAACAGTTATTTGGTACAAGCGCTAAGTCTGTATACCGAATAGAGAATTTTACCAGATTAACATACAGAAAGCAACTTGAGGCTCTTCACAAGCTTAAGGATCCTGTTACGTTTGTGAAGGATCTACTAGGATTGAAGCTCTTTGATTATCAGAAAGAAATACTCTTGAGCAAGGACAGGAAGCTCCACATACGCAAGGGTAGGCAGATCGGCGCATCGTTTATACTCGCGATCAAGTGCGTGGTTCACGCGGTGCTGCATCCGCATTCTACCATTGCGGTGATATCTCCTTCGCAGAGACAGAGCTCGCTCGTGTTCAGGTATATAAGGGATGTGTTTCAGGCGCATGAGCTCTTGAGGCCCGAGATAGAGAACAGGGAATCAAGATACTCCCAGACGGTCATAGTCCTGCCGAATGGATCGACGATATACAGTCTTCCATGCGGTAACGACGGAAGGACCATCAGGGGTATAAGTATTCCGACAGGATCTATCATGATCGTTGATGAGGCGGCCTTCATACCAGAGAAGGTATGGGAGGCAATCGATTACTTCACAGCGCTCGGCGGCCAGGAGATAATGTCATCTACCCCGCTTAACAAGTCAGGTAGATTTTACGAGAGCTCTCTTGATATGTCATACAGGCACATGCACATTCCGACCTGGGATAACCCGCTCATCAGCAAAGAGTGGATAGAGGAAAAGAAATCACTCAGGTCATATACTAATGAGATCGCGGGAGAGTTCATCACTGGAGAAGGAAGGTTCTTCGATGCGGATCTGATTCGAGCATGTATCGATGCCGACCTGGACTGGAACGAGCCGCCCGTGAAGAGCATGGGCTTATTCAAGAGTATGGGTATAGATGTTTCAATAGAACGCGACCCTTGTGTGATGACGGTAGTTAAATTACTTAATCATGTTTTCATACCGATCTTCATCAGGGCGTATAAGAAGAAGAATAACAAAACATCATATGAGGTCGATTATACACCAGTTAAATCGTATGATGAGATTGTGGCGGAGGCGAATAGTATTCATCAGCGGTACGGAGTTCATTACGCGGCGGTTGATGCTACTTATAACCCTTATGTGGCAGAGAGATTAGCTAAATTTATGGAAGTGTTTCCGATAAAATTTAATAGCTCAGCGAAGAACGGTAACCCGATGAAGACCGATCTGATGTATACATTGCTGGGCGGACTGACTAGCGAGCGGGTAAAGCTGCCCAATCATCCGACACTGATAAGGCAGCTCTATAATTATGAGTATGAGATAACCGAAACAAAGGCCACCAAGTTTAGCGAGACCGATGAAGATTTCATAGATAGCCTGGCTTTAAGTTTATACACGGAACTAGCAATTAAGGAAGCAGATAATTTTGCTGTTGCATAAGAGGAGAGAGATATGAATTTTTTAGAAAAGATTAAGTCTACGTTTTTTAAGTCCAAGCCGCAGGAGGACGGGTTCAGCACTGCTGCAGGTACACAGAAATACATACTGGATACATTCCCGTTTCTGTTTGACAGTGAACCCAAATGGATGAGTCTCTATAAGGAATTATTTGATAATGTCAGCATTATCGATAATGCTATAGACACATATGTGCAGCTCATCAATCCAGGGTATATAATAGAATCGGATAAGGAGAAAGAGGTTGAGGCAGTCTATGAGGTTCTTGATTATATAGAATTTCAGGAAGAGCTTAATAAGCTGATACAGAACACTCTTATCTATGGGTTTAATGGATCTGAGGTTGTGTTATCATCTGATCTGAGATCTATATTGAGATTCGTTAATGTGCCAAGCAAGGACCTCAGGATAAAGAGAGATAAGAAGGCGAATATAGTAAAATACTATGAGATCAATACTGGCGGGAAGTTTGTTGAACTGAATACCAACAGGTTCATATATTTCACTAAGCAGGCCACCACCGATGAGCCTTACGGCCGCAGCCTCCTAAGGGCGCTTCCGTTTCTTACGAGGATCATGTTGGAAATGCAGGACTCTATCGGGAAGATATACAAGAAGTATGGATCCCCGCGGTTCCATGTCAACTATATCCCAAAGATCAGCCTGGATGATGCCACTCTCACCAGAAGGCTGAATATGATAAAAGAGAAGTTCGATAATCCCAAAGTCGGTGAAGATTTCTTCAGTGCTGGGGACGTCCAGATCACAACCATAGGAGCTGAAGGAGAGGCCATCAGGTTCAATATAGAGATGTCTGAGATACTTCAGGGCGTGCTCTCTGGATTGAAGCTTCCCGCGGGAGTACTTGGATATAATTACGGCAGCACCGAGACTCACCTGGCGAAGCAGCTTGAGATACTTCTCGGGAGAGTAACATCTTATCAGAAATACTACGCATCTGTTCTCAATAAGCAGTTTATGCCTCTTCTGGCTAAGGTGTATAATCTATCGGAGGTACCAAAAATTCAATTTGAGCGTCCTATAATAGTAGACGAACAGGTTGAAGCGGCCACCAGGAGTATAGAGATAAGTAATATACAGACTCTTAAGAGTATGGGTATTATCACAGACGAGTATGCTATCGAAAAACTTGAGTTGCCCAAGTTGAGTAAAGCAGCACTGGATAAGATCCAGCAGAAGAATATCGAGGACAATATGGCTATGATGGGAGGCCCCGATAATCAGAACGGTAAAGACAATAAGAATAACGGCAAGCCCGACCCATCAAAGAAGAAAAAGGAAGAAAAGTAATGTTAAAAACCAAAGAATTGACCATTAAGTATGAAGGACAGGAGATGAAGCTTCTTTATCCTGACTATGCTGATGACTCTCAGCGCAGCTGCCTCAGCAAGGGCATGTTCTACGAACAGAACAGGCTTGAAGAGATCAGGATGTTCGGGAAGAAAGGGACATATGTTGATGTCGGATGTAATATCGGGAATCATTCATTATATTTCAGCAAGTTCTGCGGAGCCAAGAGCATATACGCGATCGAGGGGCTCAAGAAGTTCACTGAGATATACAAAGAGAATATGAAGATGAACGGTATTGATTTCAAGATCAATGAGGTTATGCTGAACAAGTGGAATACGCTTGATATGTTCATAGATTTTCCAGTCGATGTGATCAAGATCGATGTCGAGGGAGCGGAGCTGGAAGTTGTAAAAGGAATGGATAATACCTTGGGAAAATATCATCCTGTTTTAATCATAGAGATGCATAATAGTCAGCGCGACTATCACGCTATCGAGGATTATCTATCGGAGTTTGGATACAATACAATTAAAAAATTATCGACTGCGCACTATTTATTCTGGTGCGAGGCGACAGGTGACAACAAAAGAGCACAGACAGGAGGAATGTAAGATGCCAAAGCAAGTAGATAAATGCGTAAAGAAACTGCTCGCGGATCCGAACTTTAAGGCTTTCGGAAACATGACGAGGCACCAGAGTGCCTGGTCAGTCTGTATGAGCAGACACAAAGAAGGGGATGAAAGCTGTTTCATATGCGAGATCGAAGACGAAGAGCTTTTCAAGGAAGCCATGGAGAAGATCATGAAGGATATGCCTCAGCTTACCAAGAACGATTTGGAGCTTAATGATTACACCGAGAACATCGATGTAGAAGAGAAACTCGCTGGCAGCAATGCGAGTGATGAGGATCTTGAGAAAATCAATAAGCTCTCGGTCAAGCCAGTTACCAAAGAGGAAGTAGCTGTATATTCGGCTCTCCTTATCGACGATCAGGTTACCAGGAATGCTACCCAGTACCCAAGGGAATTTCAAAAGACTTTATTGTCTCTTCCTGTGGGCGAGGGTAACTTCATCGGTGCCCCGTTCCTTTTCGGTGATATAAAAGATCACCAGGACACAGCATCGTCTCAGGTAGGAAGGATATTCGACGCCTGGCAGGTAGCTGACGAAAAAGGACACTATGGAGTCATGGGTAAGATCTACATACTCAGATCGAAAGATAACAAGGAAACTATCCAGAAGATAGATTCTGGCGTTCTCAAGGAGATCAGTATATCAACCAAAGTAGAGATGCCCATCTGTTCATTATGCAAACAGGACATCCGCGCATGCGGACATGAGAAGGGCGTGGACGGCTGCTATGTCATGATGACAGGTACAGGGTTCTGCGGCGAGGTATCTCTCGTTGCGATCCCAGGCTCAACCAAGGCGAAGATCCTGAATGAAGACGCATTGAAGGGATATGCTAAAGCTGAATCGGTAGAAATACTGAAGCAGGAGAACGAAGCACTTCGTAAGGAAATGCAGGAACTCAAGGAAACATTTGATGAGGATTATTTTGCTAAGATCGAGGATGCTATCGCTGCTGGTAAAGCTGGCGGTATCGCCGCGTCAAAGGGACTGATCAAGACATCGAAGATGGGCAAGGTTAACGCATTGCTCAACAGGACGATGAAGAGCGGAGTATCGAGACTGCTCGGCAAGTCCGTTTCCAAGAGTGTCATAGGCGGAGTGAGCAAAGCCGTAGGCGGCCTCGCTTCTGCTGCAACCCTTATGCTTGTCGGCATGGCGGGAGATCTTGCGGTCAAGGCTGGCAAGACACTGTTTAAAACGATGAAGAAATCCAAGAAGATCAAGTTCGGCAAGGGATTCAAATTTAAACTTGCATTGAGTGATACAGAAATGGAAGAACTTGAGAACATGGTTATCGAGTTCGATGAGACAGATAAGCTGATCATCGAAGAACTCGGCCTGCTTCCTGATGAAATGTCAGTAGATGACATGGATCACATGGATGAAGAACAGCTGGATGCGCTTGAGGCTCTTATCGACGAGTGGACAGCCGAATTCGAAGAGCTCAAGGTCCAGATAGAACCATATGATGAAGGTGACGTGATAATCGTCAATGAAGAAAATAAAGATGGGTATTTCCCCGTGATCGAACAGACGAACGAGCAGAAGGACGAAATACAGCATCAGATACGGATGGTTGAGACTCTCAACGATATTAACGCCAAGATCGAGAAGGCCAATGAGCATATAATCAAGTATGCCGCTAAATATGTCCTTCCGATCAGCAATATCTCGGGAGACCCGACACCGCAGATACAGCAGGGGATGAAGAATGAGGATGTATATTTTCTGACAGATAATTTCTATCAGAAGGTAGAGCTCCTGGACAGGAACCTGCGCAGCATAGAAGAGCTACTTCAATTTAATTCCGATCGCGAGATTGCAGTGTACAAGGGCACGATGACTCAGGTCAACGAGCTGACAATGTACGTGCATACCAAGATCGAGGATATACTTCAGAGGATCTACCAGTTACAGGGCAGGTTCAATCTGGAGGAAGCACAGAAATTAGAACTTATCGACGAGACTGTAAGACTCGGCACTATAGCCAATATAGTGAAGTTCGAAAACAAAGAAGACGTGAAAAAGCTATTCGGTAATATGACACTTGAAGAACTCAAAAGAACTAGAGACTCATTTTTCACCGAAGGTAAACGCGTATTACAAAACAAAGAGCATGAGGACGACCAGTTCGAAGACAAAGATAAGAAGAAGGATGAACCCAAAGATCCACGTCCAGTTAATGTAATGGACTATAAGAAGAAATCTAACTAAAGGAGTTTACTAACATGAGTAAAAATACAGTTGAAAGAACAGAAGGATGCCACGTAGTTTCATGTAAGGCTGACCACACTGTTGCGATACCTAAGGGTACCGCCATTGTTTTCACCACATCAGACTATCTGGTGACAAATCTTCCTGACCAAGACAGCTTCGCACAGGGTGTTACTCTTGAAGCCCACGCAAGTGGCGTTTATGAGTGCATACCCGTGTTGCTCCCTGGACCCGTACTGAGGGTTACCGCAGGTGAGGACACGATAGTTGCGGGTGAAAGGGTCAACGGAGACACGGCAGTGCCAGGCGAGTGGATTGTTGATGCCGACAACCCTGCAGGCTTTGCTCTTACAAACGCGGATGATGGCGATGAGATGGATATCTGCTTCGTCGGAGAACAGTACTAATCAAAGAAGACAGAGACAGTAATAAACTATTATAAGGAGTAACGAAAATGAATAAAGCATATTCTTTGATGAATTTTAAAGAAGAGTATGGTATCGGCGAAGACGCAGCCAAGAACCTCAACGCTAAAATGGTTGAGCTGAACCTTTCTGGAAGTACCCTTTTCCAAGAGTTCTTCGGAAACACGACTGCGACTACAATGGTCCCTGCTCAGTTCCTGGCACAGATAGTCCTTGGGGCTACAAGCAATCCGCTTTTCAGAGACTTCTCTCCAGTGATCAGTAAGGACACTGGCGAATCTATATGGATTCGTAGAGCTGACGACACACAGGAAGCTCAGGTTGTCAATGAAGGAGCAGAGGCTCTCATAGATAGGGTTGATTATGAAAAGAGTGAGTTCCCGTACAGAAAAATCATGAAGAGACCTGCATGGTCCTATGAAGCTCTTGCGGACACTCCGATCGATCTCATCGGTGTGAATAACAAACTGATGGGTGCACAGGTAACGTTGAAAGAAGACCATCTCGGCATGGCTGATATTTACTATTGGTCAAGCGGCGCGAGAGCTACCACGTATGCAAATACAGTAGCTCCGACAGCTGGTCAGACATTTCTCCAGAACCTTATCGATGCTGTTGTGGATCTTCCTTGTGACAGCGAAGGCTTTTATAAAGCTGACGTTATCATAATGAACTGCGACGGCTATAAGGCACTGTTGAAAGATACCAACCTTCCTGACGCATCTTATTGGGGCGGTATCACATTCATACAGAGCGGTGAACTGGCAAACATACTGGGTTGTAAAATATATGTAAGAACCTTGAAGCAGTACGGTGGCGACTATCAGAAGCCATGTGAAGACCTGACGACAGATTCTGATTCTACATATGTGATCGACTCAAGATTCGCTTTCTCAGTGATTGACAGAGTTCCTCTGACGATCGACAACTGGGACATCGAAGCGCGCCAGATCAGCAACGCTAACATATGGATGAGGACAGTTCTTGGAATCTTACAGCCAAGGGCCTACAGGAGACTTACGGCACAGACCGTAGAAGAATAACGGATAATATTTGGGGTGAGGGTTCGGCCAGGGCCCTCCCCCAAACCCCTATTAAGGAGGGATACAATGAGAACAGTTTACAGGTTGGAAAAGATGGAGATGAGTCAGATCAGGAAAGGCGATGTATTCATAATGACTGAGAAAGACGGCAGGCTGGTATGGCATGAACACGAATTTATATTCGAAGCTCTATGCAATGCCTCCCAAAATCCACACAACCCCGATGAATGGGGAACTAATGTGAAACTTAAAGACAGATATTCGTACGATCCAGACGAGATCGACGATTTTCAAAAAAGAACAGGAGGATTTAGATAATGGCTGATTTTACAGAACCAACGATAGCGGAAGATGTAGCTACACTGACAGGTACAGCGACATGGCCGTTTACAAACACGAACGGATATACATTTGACAATACTCAATTTGCGGCAGGAAGCATAACGCTCATAAACGCTGGACTCCCAGGGGTCTGTACATTCCCGTTATTTATACCGCCTACATTCACTGGATGGCTCACAAGCGTTGAGACAGTGACAGGCGCGGCGGACGTGGAGATAAGCACTCCCTATGAGCCTACATGGCAGGATCTGCCAGCAACCATGACCACGATATCGGAGAGGGGCGATGAGGCCAGCCTCAGGGTCAACCTGGCAGCTGGAGCCAACAGCCTGGATTCACTCGTGATCACATACTCTATGTCATTCGCTTCAATAGCTGATATAGATTATTTCACCAGCATAGATGATGAAGTAACATCTGGTAAGGTATTTAGTGCAACTGATAAGCGCACAGCCATACGGTTTGCCAATGCCAGGGTGCTCTATCT